GTGAGGCAGGAGAAGTATCAGAAAAAATAAAAAAATTATTTCGTGATAAAAATAAATTTAGTGATGATGAAGTGTTGAAAGAGCTTGGTGATGTGTTGTTTTATACGGTAGCACTATCAAATATATTTAATGGTAACTTACGTAAGATCATGGAGATGAACATGGCTAAGTTAGATGACAGAGAACAACGTGGTGTATTAAAGGGAAGTGGAGACAACCGATGAACAATTATTTACCAACAGATTATCAAGCATTCATTCACACTTCACGTTATGCACGATGGCTTGAAGAAGAAGGACGAAGAGAGTCATGGGATGAAACGGTAGGGCGTTACATGAATAATATAGTTGAGCCTGTAGTTGACAGTGGTGCTAGTGAAGACAATATGGAGATAGCAAAACAAATAGAACAAGCCATCTTAGGCTTAGAGGTTATGCCTTCTATGAGGGCGATGATGACTGCTGGTCCTGCTGCTAACCGTGACAACACTTGTATGTACAACTGTAGCTACCTACCCGTAGATGACCCTAAGTCCTTCGATGAGGCTATGTTTGTCCTCTTGTGTGGTACTGGTGTCGGGTTCAGTGTTGAGAGGCAGTTCATTAGTAAGCTCCCAGAAATTCCTGAGTTGTTCGACAGTGACACAACTGTTGTCATTGGTGACTCCAAGGAAGCTTGGGCTAAGGGTCTTCGACAATTGATTGCACTCCTTTACAGTGGTGAAATACCTAAGTGGGATGTGTCTAAAGTTCGACCTGCTGGTGCTAAACTAAAGACGTTTGGTGGTAGAGCTTCTGGCCCTGCACCTTTGGTGGATTTATTCAACTTCGTAATTAATACTTTTAAATCTGCACAAGGACGTAAGCTATCTAGCATTGAGTGCCATGACATCATGTGTAAGATTGGTGAGGTAGTAGTTGTAGGTGGAGTACGTAGGTCAGCTATGATTTCTTTGAGTAACCTTAGTGATGATCGTATGCGTCATGCTAAGTCAGGTGCATGGTGGGAGAATGATCCACAACGTGCCTTAGCTAATAACAGTGTTAGTTACACAGAAAAACCAGATGCTGTCTCATTCATGCGAGAGTGGATGGCACTAGTAGAATCAGGAAGTGGAGAACGTGGTGTATTCAATCGTCAAGCAAGTAAGGTACAGGCTGCTAAGAATGGTAGGCGTAATGCAGACTTTGAGTTTGGAACTAATCCTTGCAGTGAAATCATCTTGCGTCCATATCAGTTCTGTAATCTTACAGAGGTTGTTGTCCGTGCCACAGACAGTGTTGACGATCTTGAACGAAAAGTCCGTCTGGCAACAATTCTGGGAACTATCCAATCTACGTACACTAAGTTCCCCTACTTGCGAAAGGTGTGGTCTAGAAATACAGAAGAAGAACGACTGCTTGGTGTGTCACTCACAGGGATAATGGACAATCCTTTGATGACCAAGAAGAATAAAGGATTGGAGGAAACTCTTGAACATCTTCGTAGGATTTGTGTATCTACTAATGCTGAATGGGCTGACCGTCTTGATATACCTGTTGCTACTGCAATTACATGCTGTAAACCTTCGGGAACAGTCTCACAACTGGTGGATAGTGCCAGTGGCATACATGCTCGCCATAGCCCCTATTATATCCGTACTGTGCGTGGTGATAATAAAGATCCATTGACACAGTTTATGATTGATCAAAGAATACCAAGTGAGCCTTGTGTAATGAAGCCAGATCAAACAACAGTATTTAGCTTCCCTATTCAATCACCTAAAGGTTCTGTCGTTACATCAGACATGACTGCTATTGAGCAATTAGAAATGTGGTTGACCTATCAACGCTCATGGTGTGAACATAAGCCTAGTGTAACAATCAATGTTAAGAAGGATGAGTGGTTTGAAGTAGGTGCATTTGTTTACAAATACTTTGACGAGATGTCAGGTGTATCCTTCTTGCCTTACAACGAACACACATACCAACAAGCACCCTATCAAGAAATAGGTAAACATGATTACAAAACTTTGTTATCTTGTATGCCAGAGACTATTGATTGGACTAAGCTTGCATCATACGAAAGTGAAGACAACACTGTAGCAATGCAAACTATGGCATGTACTGGTGATGTTTGTGAAATAGTAGATCTAACATAAAGGAGAATCACATGTATGTTTTAGTACTCATTATGACTTTTCAAGGTGAGATGAAAGTTCAAGCCTTCCATTCACTGTTCCCCGATTGGCAGACTTGTAATCAAGTTGCAACTACAATGCGAGAACGATTAGTGAGTACTAAACCATCACCAGATGCAACTGCAAATACCTATTGCTTTCAAATACCAGAGAGTATATAATTCAAACTTCAATAACAAAAAGGAAGTTGTAATGTTACAACCAATTAAAGGATCGTACTACAGAAAGTTTCAACCTAAGTCATACAAGGAGAATGACAATAAAGCTAAAAATGCAATAACAAGTTACTTAAAAAGTAATGGACATAACATTCTTGATACAGAGGAAGACTTTTCCTTTGACATAAAAAGCGAGAAGAAAGGTGGAAAGTATTTTTCTGAAGTAGAAATGAAGAACCAATGGACAGGTGATTGGAATCCTAAATGGAAAGAGATACGTATACCTTACAGAAAGTACAGGCTTATAAATAAGTATAAGAACGTAGAAAGTGATAATACCTACTGTAATTTTTATGTAATACGTGGTGACTGTAAACAAGCATGGAGAATTAAAGACTTTCAACTTACTAAAGAGTGTGCAAAGGAAGTATGGTTAACCAATGCTAGACGGTACGAACACTTCTTTCATATCCCTTACACAGAAGCAGAGCTAGTGGAAATCAAATGAGTTATGATCCGGTAAACAATCCAGCACATTATAAGTTAGGTGATGGAGTTGAGTGTATTGATTACATTAAACAAGTGTTAACACCAGAGGAGTTCAAAGGTTACTGTCATGGTAACTTAATTAAATATCAACATCGACATGGATATAAAGGTAATCCTGTTGAGGATATGAAAAAAGCTGAATGGTACTTACGTAAAATGATAGAAACTATGAAGGAGATTCATAAATGAAACCATATGATGAAGGTATGAAGGCTTTTAAAACTGGTAGGTTAGGTAACCCCTACTCTAAAAATACAAAACAAAACAGGGATTGGGAGATGGGCTTTAATAAAGCCTACTTCTACAACCTTGAGAAGGTGAAACTAAATGAGCAGAAATTCAAAGCTAGAAGAGGAAGCTAAAAACTATAGGCAGCAAAAAAGAAAACCGCCAATCAAGACCAAGCCACTAACTGCACGTAGGTTTATGGCTGGTCAAGCATTGGCGGCATTGCTGTCTAGATCTTCGGGTCATGTACACAGGGCTGACATAAAACGTGAAGCATATGATTGGGCAGACTATATGCTAGATGATGATTCAGAATAATTAAAGGGGGCGTAAGCCCCCTTCTTTATTGTGTCATCTTTTGGAATCGGGATAGATCCCTTAACGACTGTTCAGTATTTAAATACTGTTGTAAAATAAACAACTCGTTTTGTTCTAAGTATTCTACCCCTTCTAAATCTAGTTCTTTTGTAGCTTTCTGAATATCTTTTTTAGGGTACTTAGATGTTATGTCGTACTGTAAAGATATGATTTCATCAGGGCCAGAATACTGCATCCTTAAAAATGTTTTAGCTAATTCTTTAGATCTTTTTACAACATCATCATTCCAATGATCTCGTTTTTGTTGTTGAGTTAAATTATCCCACCAACTACTTTCTAAAAGTAAACTAGATTCTGCTTCTATAACATCAAATAAAATACCATTCAAAGCATTGGCTGCTTCTGGAGCTTGATCCCTTATCTTCTTAGCAGTGTTTAAATCAAAGTCTCTAAGACCTATACTGTTCATTACACGTTGTGTATCAGTAAGCCTAATAACTCTAGCACCTAGTATCTTTGTGGATTGTATATCAGATGTACCACCTGCTGCAGTTTCTCTAGGATCTGCCAGTGGCTTACCTGTAAACAAAGGGATGATATTATCTATGTAACGAAAAGCATTATTAACCATTCTGTTATTTTGTGCTCTGTCAATAGGTGCTGCATCTTCACCCCTAGCTAAACCAGCAACAACATTTAAAGGTTCAAGAGGACGCATAAGAGGATTTACATATTGAGTTGCTACAGTATTTTTTACTATTTCCATAGCTTTTATAACATCTCTTCTTTCAGGATCTATCATTAATTTTAAAGATTCTAGAGTGTCACGTTGTGTTCTGTCTAGGTTTCTAAGTACACCAGAAACACCAAAATCTATACTAAATTGTTTATAAGCTTTCCCAAATTCTTCGTACCTTTTCATTTTCCATAAGGCTAAAACTCTTGCTGCACCCCTATAGGCTGATACAGGAAAGTCATACTGTTGACTAATAAGTTCTTCACCTGTAATAGGATCTCTAGTTGCATACATAGGCAAACCATTTTTTACATTTTCTATCTCTTGTTCAGTTAGTGTATATAAAATACCTAAAGAAACTAATGACCTAGAAAATGCTTCTGTCTTTGACATGTTATCATAGTAACCTGATGCCTTTAAAGCCATGTTAACACCGGGAGTATTTTTACCCATAAAAGCTACAGTGTTATTAAAAAATCTACCGAAAGGAAGTAACATACCAAGGCCCGGAACATTTCTAGCATCTTCAGCAAGACCTGCAAGTGTACCTAAAGCACCTTTACTTTTATATGACTTAGAAAACACTGCTTCTAGTGTATCTTCTACAGCACTGGCCTCTATAGCACGATAGTTTTTAGTAGCCATGTAAGCTTGAAGTGTCATGTCTCCAATGTTTTCTGACCTATAAAATTCATTCCAACCTTTACCTGTAGTAGCCCTGAGTTTTTTATCCATTTGAAATAAGAACTCTTGTGATTTAGTAAATGCATCTTGTGCTTGGACAAAGGTTAGCTTTTGAATTAAATCAATTCCTTGATCAGCTTTTAATCCAGCAAGTTTTGTACTAGGACTGAAGTTACCTTCAGTTAAAAGTTTAGTAGTATTTTCTACACCACCGGGAAGAACACTGTTTAATTTTTGTAGTGCTTCTGAGTTTCTTTGCAGTGCTGATTCAAAAGTAGTGTAGGTCATGTCAGCATCAAATAAAAATTTAATTCTTTGGGCATTAGATTCAATTAATATTTTAGCAAGTCTTTGAGTGTTAGCACCTTTTTCTACTTCACCAGAAAGCTTTTGAAGTGTACCCTTTCCAGCATATATTAAAGCTGTACTCATGTCTGATACAGATTGTAATGCTGTATTAGCACCCCAACCAATTACATTTAAAGCACTGGTAGATGGATGTGAAACAAGTAACCTAATTAATCTATTCTGAACACTAGCAAAAGATTCTCGTGTTATACTTAAACCTTTTTTAAACTTTCCCGGTTCTTCAAGTTCTGCTTTAGATTTACCTTTAGGATCTTTTACAAATCCAGCATCTAAAGCAGAGTCAAATAAATCTTTTAGTTCTTGATCACTAAGAGATATACCTAGCTGTCTAGCTGAAAGACCTGATGCACCTAAAGTAGTACCAGCTTCTGACATTTTATAAGCAAGAATATCGCCAATATCACGACCAGTAACTTTAGAACGAGGTATAAGTTTACCATCAGCATCTTTAACTTTTAATTTATTACCTGTTGATTTTTCTATAGCACGTAATAAGTCTTGTGCTTCTTTGTCACTTACTTCAGCAATAAGATCTGCCATCCAGTTAGTAAACTTATCTTCTTCAAAACGTTTAGCCCAAACAAAACCACGTTCATATGCTACTTGAGTCATACCTTTTAATATGACATTACCTTCATCATCTGCATGACCAAACAACAGTCTTTGTACAAACTCTACACCAAAGTCTTTACTACTATTTGATAATACTGCACCACCTTTTACTTTTGTTTTCCACTCCCTACCTATTTCAACTTTATTTTGTTTTACATAAGCATCAATAGTTTTAGAAACCTCAGAGACAAAGCCTTCAGTTTTTGGCTCAGGAATTACTGTACTAGGTAATGCTGTATCTGATACACCCCGTTTAGCAATTAATCCTGCTTGCACACCACCAAGAATAATACCACCAAGTAGAGCTATCCCAACAGACATCCCATTAATTTCTTCTTGTGCTTCTACCTTTACCATACCTGTTTGATACAGATATTCCATACCTGCACCAACCATAGCATCAACACTAGTGGTTACACCTATCTCTGTAATAGCTGCCCTAGTAGCTAGTCTTTGTGCTGCAGTTTTACCTAAAACATTTTGTGAATATGCTGCTACATTAGCTGCAGTTTTAACAGAAGCTTTTTTTACTTCTTTATTAAAAACCTTAGTTACTGTTTTTTTAGCAGCTTCTTTTGTACCTTCTTTTGCCATTGCTTCAAGAGCAATTATTTGTGCTGTTTTAGTGCTGAGACGAAGTGAGCCACCAGCAACAGCTTTACCAAAGATACCACCAACAAGGTTTACTGGATCAAGTAATACACTCCTAGTAAAGTCCATAAGACCTTCACCTGTTTCCGACCACGTAGCTTCTTTACTAAAAATACCAGCCATATTTTCATACAACTGGTATGCCTTAGCAGCACGAACCTTTTTATCTTGATCGTCTTTTATGTCGTTGATGTAGTCTATTTCAGCTAAACCCCCTATAGAGTTTCCTGATACTACAGACCTACGATTGTTTAAAAAACTATCTACAATAGATTCTCTGGTTTTACCCTTTACAAAATCATTCCCATACCTATCACGCATATACCCCTCAGCAATAGAGTAAGCATAATCATTCTCTGCTATATCATCTTGAGTGTACGTACCAGCTTCTGGTAACGCAGGACTTAATACATCAGTTTCACTGGAGAAATCGTAAGGCTCTGTAGCTAAAGTAACATCATTAAAAGCATTATAAGGTTCAGTAGCTAAGGTTACACCAGCAAAAGGGTCACTATCGTTTTGGATTTCCGTCTGGGCCATATAACTTTCCACCTTCAGTTGTCTGTAATAATTGATCTCCGGGTTGAGCACCAACGTTCTTTAATGATGGATTGCTATCAATCATTTCTTGAGTTAAAACTGTTGCATTAGGAATCATTCTAATATTATTATTATTACCGGGTAACTCTGGTTCTTGAATTGCTTTTAAAGATTCTGGTAAATAATAGTTTTTCTCCCATCCCCTAAACACGTCAGGATGTATTTCTAAATAATCTTCTTTAAAGTTTTCAAAAGTTAAATATGTTTCCATTAACATTTCTCTGCCAACTTTCATCTGTTCTTTAACACCACTTTGAAGCATACTAACAGCACTCTGTGTTGCTATGACTTGTGTTCTTACATCTTCGGATGTAATAGATTCTATTGGATTTTCTTTAAGAAATTGTTTAGCATTTCTTAGTAGGTTACCAGAGATAATATCCATCTGTCTTAGATAAAATTCATCCTGAGATTTTGGTATAATTCTAGCCTCTGGTTTAACATCAGTAAGAACTGTACGACCCGGAGCAGCAGTAATACTACTTATCTGTTGAGCTAGTTCATAGTATTTTGTACTATCAGAAAGATCAGCACCAGTAATTAAACTCATGTAATCTATTTTATCTGCTTCAGGCATGTTAGAATTAACAATGTTTAACATTGGTTTTACATCTGAAAGTGGAATAGGTACTCCAGTAGCAGTAACATTATTATCAAGGAAAGTAAGAACCTCTTCTGCAGCAAATGGGTCTTCAAT